CCTTTCCGCATCGAATGCAGTTTGTTTGGGGATGTCGACGTCCTGACATCGTCAACCGACCAAGCCTCGCGCCTCTTTGTTGGGGCGGCGCTCATGCACCTTGCGCACCTATACGAAAACAGGGAGGCCGCCGGGGTGGCGACAGGGCGAACGTACGTTGCGCCGCTGGCGTTTGAGAGCATCGTTAAAACCTTGAAGCGCATTCGATGAAGATAGGCGATCTCGACACGCGTGTGCAACTGTGGGCGCCATCGTCCACCGTTGACGCCTTCGGGCAACCGATCGTCAGTTTCACAAAGACGGCCGAAGTTTGGGCGCACCGTCGCGACAAAGCGGGCGCAGAAGTCGTGGTGAATGATCGTCTTGTGATGAATCTTCGAACCGAATTCACGATTCGTTTTCGGTCCGACTTGGACGAAAAAAGCATCGTGAAGTTCGGGGGCAAAGATTACCGAATCGACGGCGTTTTGACGATCGGCCGAAACCGTTTCTTGAAGTTGATTTGTAGCCGCCGCGATGACTAAAAACGGCGGCACCGTGCGCGCGCATTTCGAGCCACAATCGGCCGCGCGAATCATGAAGGCGCTCGAACGTATGCCCTTCAACCTCGCGCGCCGTCAGGTTGGGCAAATCATGCAAAGAGCATTTCGGCCAGCGTTCAACACGATGCGCGGCCTTGCACCGAAGAACACGGGCCGCCTGAAAAAATCAATCGCGACGATCACTTTTTTTTCACGCTCGCGCAAATCGTGGGTCGTGAGATTGGGTCCACGTTACAAAGGCAAAAACAAAAGCTACACGGCGCACTTTGCTGAACTTGGAGTGCGACCGAAAACGAAATCGACGCGGGGTCAGTTCACCTTTTTTGGAAAGGGTGGAAAGGTGATCAAAACCCAGCGGATCACCGCCGGGGTAAAAAAGCAACCATTTGTCAAACCCACTTTGATGAAGTATCGCGACGTCATCCCGTTTCGAATCAAAAAAGGGGTGCGTGATTTTCTCGTGTCTGAATTCAAAAAACAAACTTGAACCGTGCTCGACCTACTCTTTGACAAACTGAACAACGCATCCGACGTTCAAAACATCGTTTCGGCTCGGGTGTATCCCTACATTCGGCAACAGGGATCCGAGTTGCCCGCCATCATGTTTGAACAAACGAACGCGAGTTTCACGCCTACGAAAACGACAACCAGCGTGAACGATGAATTTGAGTTCACGGTGAACTGTTTTTCTGAAAGCATCTCACAGGCTTGGAGTTTGCACACGCTTGTGCGAACTTTGTTCGAAGGGATGGCGGGTTCTTTCACAATCGGTTCGAACACCTACGAAGTAGCGGGAACGACAATTGATTCGGTCGCCTCGGATGTGATGGACGATGGAAACGTTTTTATCGTCGAACTGGTTTTCACGTCATCATTTCGCGCTACCTACGCGCCCCGGTGAACCTTTCGCGCTGACATCAAAAGCCGCGTGGCGTGTTCGATGTTTGCGTGAACATCTTGAAATTCAAACAAAATGGCACTCGCTACAATTTCGGGAAACAAGGTTGGAATCTTTCTCACGACCAACGATGCAAACGCCACCTCGCGTTTGATCGGTTTGTCGACCTCGTGTTCCCTTTCTTACTCTAACAACGTGATCGAAACAGCCGCGAAAAATGGCCAAGCCGCCATCGCGACTTTGCATTCAATCGCTGGCACCGGGTCTTTCACCATGTCGGTGGATGGCTTGATCGACATCACCACAGCCGAGGACGACGGCACGGGCGCAGATGAACACGGATTCAACAACCTCATGGACGTCGCGATCGACGGCGCTCAAGTGACCGTTGTTTTCAAGGCTGACAGCGGCACCACCTACTCGGGATCTGCTTTCATTGACAGCCTCGAAGCAACCGCGGGCGTTGATTCGTTCGCGTCTTTCTCGTGCTCTTTGAAAGGCACGGGCGCCCTCACGCAAAGCTAAGTTTTTTGCCTTAATTTGGGGCACACCCAAATTTTTTGAGCATGAACAATACCTTGCGCGGCGAGTTGTCCGTAAAAATCAACAAAGCAACGGTCCCCGCTTTGATCAACATGAACGCCTTTCGGCTGTTGTCGGATCGTTTCGACATCACGTTGGCGGGCATTGACACCGCTTTGAGCGATGACCCCTTGAACACAATTCCGAAGATTGTTTTTTGCGGGATGCTAAATCACGCCCAGCGCGTAGGCACGCCCGAATCATCATTGCCGAAGTTCGATCAAATTTGTGCATTCGTTTGTGAGGACGAAAAAACGTTCACCCAAATCACGAACGACGTTTTGCGCACGTTAGAACCGGATCCCGAAGCATTGGGAAACGGGGAGGCGGCCCCGAAGTAACGGGGCCGCCACCAACGTGGCGCGGTTTGTACGCCGCGGCGTTGCGCTCGGGGTTGCGCCCCGAAGAGTTTTGGAACATGACTTTCTTTGAATGGTCATGCTTTCAAAATGGTTTGTTGGACCGGGACCGCACTTTGTGGAACCATACGGGAGCCGTGATGGCGCTTTTGTTCAATATCAACAGGGGCAAAATGCAGACGCCAAAAACGGCGCACGACTTCAACCCGTACGCCACAGGAATGGCGGCACCCGAAAACAACGAACCTCTGACGGCCGACGAAGTCCACGCGTTAGCCGCCGAACTCCAAAAACAGCATGGCCGGAAAAAGTAGCCGTTTGGCGATCCTCCTTGACTTGGACGGATCACAATTTGAGAAAGGACTAAATAGGAGCCTTTCCCGTTTCAAAAGCGCGGGAAAGCAAATGCAAGCGGCGGGGAAAAACCTTTCAGTAGGTTTGACCGCGCCTCTTGCGTTGGTGGGTGCATCGTCTTTCAAAGTCGCCGCGGATTTCGAATTGGCGATGGCAAAGGTTGCCGCCGTTTCCGGGGGTGGTGACAAAGCCTTGCAAGACCTCACCGCCCAAGCCAAAAACCTTGGGGCGACGACCAGTTTTTCGGCGTCGCAGGTTTCTGAACTTCAACTTGAACTCTCAAAACTTGGTTTCTCTTCGGGGGAACTTGTCGGGCAAGACGGCTTGCCGGGCATGACGGATTCGGTTTTGAACCTTTCCAAGGCGTTTGATACTGGATTGGGTGAGACGGCCGAGGTGGTTGGTGCGACGTTGCGTCAATTCGGCCTCAAAGCCAAGGATACGCAAAACGTTACGGATGTGATGGCCAAGGCGTTTGGATCGTCAGCCTTGGACCTCACAAAGTTCTCGGAGGGCATGAAAAACGTTGCCCCCGTTGCGAACGAATTTGGCTTCAGTTTGACCGAAACGAGTTCACTTTTGGGGGTGCTCGCCAATAACGGAATTGCCGGATCGGACGCGGGCACGAAGTTGAAAATGGCTTTCAGCGAATTGGCTAAAAGCGGCGTGCCAGTCAAAGAGACGTTCACAAAATTGATTCAAGGCGGCACGGGGTACACCGAGGCGATGGAACTTTTGGGGACGCGCGCCGCCATCCTTGGGCCTGTCTTTGGAAAGAACCTCGAAGATCTTTCCGACCTCAACACCGAGTTGGAAAACAGCACGGGCACCGCGCAAGAGATGTCCGATATGATGGGCAACACGGCCGCGGGCAAGTTGGCCGAGATGCAAAGCGCCGTCGAAGCCGCGCAAATCGAACTCGGAACGGCCCTTGCGCCCACGGTGTTGGAGGTGGCAAACGTAATCCGGGATCTTGCGTCGTCTTTTGCCAACCTCGACCAAGGCACGAAAGACACGATCGTTAAAATTGGGCTGGCCGCCGCCAGCCTTGGGCCGCTGTTGATTGTGGGCGGCAAGGTCACAACAGCGGTGACCAGCATTTCGGGCGCCTTCAAATTGATGGGCAAAGGCGCCGAGGGTGGCGCCATGAAAGCGGCGTCCGGGTTCAAGCGTTTGATTCCTCTTTTGATGAATCCGGCGTTCCTTGCAGGGGCCGCGGCCATTACCGCTATATCACTTGCGTTGGCCCCTGTGGTTAAACGCCTCACCTCTATGGAATTCAAGATGCGCACGGCGGCGGGTGCCACGCGCGAGATGAACAAAGCCGTCGCCGAGGAGCGCGCCGAGGTGACGACCCTTTTTTCCAAACTCAAACTCGCGGCCAAGGGTGAACGCGACCGATCCGAGGCGGTCAAAGAAATCAACGGCCGATATGGCGAATATCTCGGGAACCTCGACTTGAACACGGCGTCTTTGGAGGACATCGAAAAAGCCGAAAAAGCCGTCACCGACGCCGTCGCAAAACGTGTTCGCGCCCAACTTTTGGCCGAGACAACAAAGAAGCAGGCCGAAGCCCAAGCCACCGTCGAAAAAATCCTTTTGGATTTCGAAGTCGAGGCGATTGATTCGGGCGCCGAAGTTGACGAAATCGCGCGTGTCTCTGACGCGACCCGCGCTTTGTTCGCGTCTTTGGCCGCTGGCGAAATCGACGTGCAAGGATTTCGTGACGGTCTCTCGGTGATCAAAGATTCGGCCTCGCGTGATCTTGCCTTCGCCTTGCGCACCGCCACCGATTCCGGAGGGATGTTTGGCACGGGGATGAATGGCGCCGCCATCGCTTTGAACGACGCCGCGTTGGCTACGCGCAACATGGAACGGATGATCGAACGGTTGGACGGGAAAACCGAAGAGGCCACCGACGCCACCGAAGATTCAACCGACGCCACCCAAGAGAA